TATCGGTGTTGAGTAAAAAGTAACATTACAATTATTTAAATAAGTGTTACTATTAGCACCTAAACGTAATGAATTAGCTGTAGAGGTGTTTGGGTTTGAAAACCTACCTTGGCTAGTTACTTGTCCGTCTGTACCAAAAGTAACTCCGTTTGTATCAATAGGTGTTGTATTAAAAGTATTACTTTCTGGTGCCACTATTTGTTGTGGTAATCTTCCTAAAACATTACCGACCGGTGTACCACCATTACCTACACCAACTGTACCACCACCAATAGTACCAGTACCACCACCCGTGTTTGTTATTTGATTCCAATTACCGTTAAAAATTTTGTTAGTTTCTTCAATAGGATTTTTAGTGTCAGTATATAAACCTATATCTTCAAAATTTTGTTTTAAAAAAAATGGAAAATACAAAGTTGTTGCGGTAACAATTAAATTTGGTGTTTTGCCGTAATCCTCGTATCCAACTTTTCTTTTGTAAATTTCCATTATACCATTATAAGTTCTGTCATTGTTATTACCGAAGTTGTGTTAGCACCAAATGGTACTAAAGGATTAAAATTATATTTACCGTTATTTAATTTTGGGTTTGTTATTGTTATAGCACTAGTTCTCCACCCTCTATTAATAGGGTTACTATAATTTTGTATAGTTACTGGTGTTTGTGGTGCGTTAATTGGTAAATTGACAAATTTTTGTATGTTACCAGTTTTAGCATTAAAAAATCTAGCATCCATGTAAATTGTTTTATTTAAATTACTATTTTGAAAAACACTGTCATTTCTTAACCAATAAAGTTCGTTAAAAGAAAATTGTGGCATTTCACTATTATAAGCACTAATGTCTTCAGTAAATAATAAATTACTAGTATCACCACTATTACTATCGTAAAAATATAATCTAAAAAAACTTTTTTTAAATACATTTAAGTTTTTAAATATTTCAGAATTAGTAAACCCAATTGGGTTTGTAGTATTGACATTGGCGTTTTGATAAGAAACCCCGTAAGTATTAGTTAAACCATTATAAAAATTAAACCTAATTACAAGACCGGCATTATTATTAGCTGTAAGATTATTATAGGTATATTTTATTGTTTCACCATCAAATACAGGATTTATAGCTTTTTTTCTTTCTTCTAAAACAATATCATTAACATCTTCCCCATAATCTATAGGGTAAAACTCCATGTTAATTGGTATATTAAAAGATTTATAAGAATCACTAGGTGGTGTAATGTTACTAAAAACAACTGGGCCTGTTGCACCAGATACGTAAACTTGTGTATTACCAGTGTTAGTAATAAAATTATTTCTTATTTGGTACTTTATTAACATTTAACTTCTGTATTTAAATTATTACGGTTTAAAGTAATTAGGACATTTTGATCAGGTATTTGTCTTCTAACGTAAAAATTATTATTAAAATAAAAATAATGTGCCCCGTTTAAAAAAGGGTAATCAACACCGTTATTTAAATTTTCAAAATAACCTATAGGTAATAAATCTCGCCAAGCTATTGTGTTATCAGCATATGTAACATAGTTAGTTGGTACATTTATTGTAGAGTCTATTGATTCTGCAGTTTCAATTGTGTCTGAATATTTTCTTAATTCTAATTTTTTAAAAGGTTTGTAATAGTAACCCTCCCCATTTGGGTTTGAATTTATTGTAAATCTATTAACAATTTCAGATACCACTTTTTCCGTAAGCTCTAAGGAATTAAATTCACAAAAATCACCAACATACAAACTACCTGGTGTTGTCCTTAAATTACCGTTAACATCTATAGTTTCAGTTCTAGCTGAAAGTTTTTCTATTGAACCTAAACCAGAAGGATTATAAATCGATACAAATTCAATCCCATTTGCCGTTGTTAAAGTTTTATTATTAAACTCCCAATCAGCATTAACATTTGACCAAGAATCTACTGGTTGTGATTGAAAATTTGGTAGGGCTCCAGCTCTTTTTATTATAGAGTAATAAACTTCTGATATCTCACCGTTTCTATTTGATTTAAGATTTTTTAAATCAACGTCTTGATTAAATTGAAATAACCACGTATCATTTGCTAATCCCGTATTTATTAAACTTACGTCTTGGTAAATCGAAGAACTAAAAGCACATGGGTTTACACTATAACTATTTGTTGTTAACACTTCAAATTTTCTTACATAATATTCTGAAGGTGTTCCGTCTAATTTTCTCCATTTTGGTAACGGGTTAGCAAAGTTTACAACATTACCTTTAGTTAGAGCATTAGCCGAAGGATTTGTTCTAATAACAAATTTTGTTGGGCTAACAATATAATAAACTCTAAATACACCGTTTAACGTACTAACGTCATTTCTTCTAATGTCAACAAAATTATTAACTAATAAATTATGTGGTTGAAGTGTCGTTACTGTAGTAAAGATTGGTTCGTTGGGTCCAAAAACACCTGTTGTACCGCCACTTATATCTGTGGCCGTAGCGGTGTTAAAACTAATCGCTGAGTTAAAAGTAATATCATTAAAAGAAGGTCCTACAATTCTAACAAAATTACCTGCCGGAAATAAACCAGAATTAAAGGTTGTATTAACAACAGTACTTAAAGTCAAATCAGTTTCATTATTTTGTGAATTTATACCCAAAGAAGAAACTTCATGAATACCTTGATATATGTTGTAATTTACATTGTTGTATAAGTATATATAATCACCAACTTGTAATTTATGTTTTTGTACACCTTTTATACTTAAATTATAACTGCTTGGGTTATTACTCGATGGTATAACGAATAAAGTTTCATATTGTAAACCTCTAAATGCCTTACTATTTATATTACCCGTGACAGTAGGCATACTAGTTATACCACCTGTATAAAGTTTTTTATTAATATTAAAATCTGGATCAGATATTGCTGGATAAACAATTTGCATAACCCAATTTTGGGGTATGTCTTTTTGGGGTCCAAAAAACATGGGACTCCAAGCCACATCATCAAATTTTCCTTTTGTTGGTGAATAAAATGATGAATTTGGTGCTACCTCTCCATTTACAAAAATATTAAACCTACCATTGAATCTATATTTTTTAATGGTATCTCTTTCTTGTAAAAAAAGGTCATAAGAATTTACAATATCTATAATATCGTATTCGGTTAAAGGCTTTGTTTTTCCTTCTAAACCTAATTCAATATTAGTATTAGCATTTTGAGCTAACTTGAATCTTTTACTACCTATTAGATTTGTAATGTTATTACTTTCCATTAAGATTTAACCCTTACTTTAATATCTGATTGTGGGGATTTTATTTCAAACATTGAGTCGTATTCATTAAACAAAGCAAAATCGGTTGTTAAATTTATTTGTTTAGTTTCATTACTGATATAAGCTTGTGAAGTTCTATTCAAAGAATAATTACCACCAACTTTGTTAAATACTTTAACATCAATTACGTTTAAAACGCCAGCGACATTATTTATAGATTCTATTAACTGTGCCATGTATACATTTTGGCCCATTTCCCATTTATTAACATTAAAATAATCTCTAACAGTATTTATCGTATTGTTAATAATTTCTCCTGAATTGTAGGCTTTATCGACAAATAAATCTATTTCAAATCCTAAATTTATTATTTTACCGTCTCTAACATTAACATAGTCATTAATCATTCTATATTCAGCTAAATAAGTAGCCATATTTTCTTTTAATGAGTTTGTGGATGAGTTACTTAATTTTCCTGCTGCATCTAAACCTAATATAGCAAAGTCTACTTTATTTTGTGTTTCTGAAACTTGCATTCTAAAAGGTACGCCAAACTGACCTGGCATTTTAAATATTGTTGCGATATAATCTTTTATAGTTACCGCTCTATTTTGTGATGCAAAATTATATTTTGTCATCCATCTAATTTCGTCTAATGTTGGTTCATTTCCACCCCCAAAAGCTGGTACCGGATTGTTAACTCTTAATGATGTTCTAACAGTTTGATTTATAGATTGATTTGGTCCGTTAACAACCATGTCAACAAAACCAACACTACCAATAACATTAGCACCTATGTTAGCAGAAGTTCCACCACCAACTCGATATCTAACAAACATTGTTGTTCCAGGTTTAGGTATTTCACCTAACGCAACACTATTAAAAAAATTAGATATTTGTAATACGTACTGGTCATTTGTATATTGTTGTAAGTATTGTTCATCGGAAAATCCTGAACCAAAAGTTAATTTACAAAAATTAGTATCTGTAAATTCTTTAACAAATTTTCTAGTCACCGACATCCATTTACCTGGTGTAATACCTGAGTTGTCGGTTGTTCTTAATGGGTCTTCTGTAAATATTTTATCCTCAGCTAATGAATCAACCTCATACCATCTTATATTAGGGTCGGTAAATTCGGACGTAGTTGGGTTTGCAGTTAAATTAGTTCCTTCTTTTGTTATAACTTGTTCAACAGAAACAACATTGTTATCTGGTAATATAACCTCTAAAAAAGGTATTGCATCATTAGTTCCTATTACTTTTTTAAATATTTTACTTATACCATTACTAACAACTTCTCTTTTAACTAAAGTATAATTAATTATTTGGTTGTTAGCATTTATATTAGGTATTATTAATCTGTTAGGTACGCCACCACTACTAAAAGGTGAGTTAAAATCTATGTCATCTAATGTTTCAAAAGTTTGTCCACCACCAGCTACCTGTGTACCGTATTTAATTATCGGCGCATATCTATTATCAAAAGTATCGCCAAAAACAGGTACGTTAACAGAAAAGTCAACCAAAGTTATTGATGACCTTCTACCTGGTATTTTTAACCCTAAAGTTCTAGCTATATTAAGTAATGACCTTCTTTCTTGTGCGTAATCTATTTGTGTTTCAGTAAACATCCTATCCGTATGATAAGATAACATATCTGATACTGCCGCGTTTAGTTCTAAAAGCATCATACCAACAGAAGCGTCATTAAAATCTTGAAAAAGTTCTGGGTAGAAATGTTTTACATAGGTAATTAATTGACCTCTTACGTCAGCAAAATTTCTTGCAAAATAATTTATTTTTTTCTCTGCCATATTTTTATAATTTTAATGTTACACTATCATTTGATTGGAAAGCTCCTGTAGTAACTGTATATTCTATTTCAACTATTACAGCGTAAATACTATCCTCAGATTTGGTTGGTGTTATTGCGTTTATTGTTAGATTTGGTATATATTTTCTTACCGCATCGTTTATTTCATTTGTGATAGCTTGATATGAGATATCATCGTTTTGTTCAAAAAGGTATTTTCTTAAATTTGCACCAAAGTCTGGCATATATAGCCTTTCACCTTTGTTTGTTAAAAGTAGATGTAACAAATCAGATTTAATTGCCTGTTTTACATCATCGTTCATTTTCAAAAATTTACCGTCCGGATCATCTTGAAAAGGGAACTGTATATTTATGTAACCTTTTTGTGCCATTTCTTTTTACTTATAAATATCTATCCCTGAAATTTACCACCAAAAAATAAAATCTAAAGTGTAAAGTTTATTGCATTAAAAAACCCTCCGAAGAGGGTTTTTATGTTATCCATTTTTTTTACGTATTTCATATAAGGCCAACAATATTTGTTGTGTTAACGTTATATTAGGTCCCCATTTAATTTCCATACGTAATTATTTTACTTCACAAGCTCCGTTTGAACAGGCCAATTCACCACTTAAGTTAGTATCATCATCTAACTCAATGATTTTTGTTAAATCAACATCTTTCAAACTCTTCATTAAGTTATCATATGTTTCTTTTGTACAATCTTCAAAAGGTGCTTGAGTGTAAGTTCCACCATCATAAGGTAATACAGAAAGACCGTTATATGAATCTTTGTTTTCCCACATCCAATCACCAACTAATTCCCATTCATTTTCTTTAACTGAAATTGTTGCCGATACGTTATGTGAGTTTGAACCACCTCTATGTCCGGCTTTTACCCACTCTGTAGAAACTTTTTTTACACGTTCCAATAATTGGAATACTGATTCAGTTCTCATAATAGCTCCTTCTGGTGCTTTTTGTGGAATAGAAATTACAGCTGTATCATGTGGACGGAAATATTCATCTTCAACTAATTCAGGATGATAAATTGAAAGGTATGTGTAAATAGCTTCATTCTTACCAACACGAATACGACGAATGTAATAGTCATTATGCCAAGCGTGAATACCTGATGAAGTTCCTAAAACTAATGAAGAAGTTCCTGAAGGTTTAACTGTAGAAGTTCTTGCCGCTTTATTAATTCCTAATAAATTAGCTACTCTTTCATTTTCTTCTTTCACCGCTTTAGCAGCTTTCTTCATGTCATAACCTAATACAACACCAGACCCAATACCAGTCATTCCTACACCGATTAAGGCATCTTTTTCAGTTGTACGTTTCCATACATCACGAAGATAATGAAAGTCTGTATAACCTGCCTGAAGAGTCCCAATGAATGACGCTGCTTTAACTCTTTCTTCAAAATCTTCTTGAGAAGTGATATCTGATGCATTAACCTCACAAAGGTTACAAAACTGATAAGGTCTCAACCCAATTTCACAACAAGGATTAGTTCCCCAATCTTTATCATTAGAAAGATAAATACCAGGTTCACCAGCTCCAGATAATTCAATACGTTTCCATAAATCCATAAAGTATTCTTTAGTAACTTTATGTCTCATTAATACGGCTGAGTTATTAGCTCTACCTCTTTGTGCATTTAATTCCCACCAATTTCCTGATTTACAAGAAATCATTTCATCATCATCAGCTGAAAATAAACTAATAAGAGCTGCTCTACGAATACCACCCGCTAATACTGCGTCAGCAATATAACATACGATGTCATGTACTTCAATAGGTTTAAGTTTATCACCATCTTCTTTATTGTCTAATACTTTTTTAATGTTATGTAAACAATCCTTTAAAGGTTGTGGTCCTGGTGCTTTTCCGCCTGAAGTAACTAAACGTGCTCCTTTTGGACGAATGTCAGAGAAGTCAAAAATAGGTGTTGATGCTTTAGCTCCGAAATAAGATTCCAATAAAACTTTAATTGCGTCAGCCCATCCTTCAATAGAATCACCAATTAAATATCTTCTTGTTCTGTTTGAACTTGGTTTTTTAATCTCAGGTAGCTTTTCTACGTGGTGTTTTTGAACTGAATACCCAACACCAGTTCCACCTAACAATAAAAACATTGCTTCAGAAAAAGAATCTACGTGGTCAATCGGCATATAAGCACAATTGTAAATTCTGTTTGGGGAAATTTCGATTGGTTTACCACCAAACTGTAAACTTCTCATAGAAGGTAAAACTTTTTTATCATAAACAAGTTGGTATACTTTTTCAATCTCTTCTTTTAATTGAGGGAATTTCTTTTGGTGCATCTCTTTGTTTCTAGTCACCAATTCTTCCCATGTTTCCCTACGATTTAACTCGGGGATATATTTTGCGTACTTCATATAGACAGTAATGTCCGAAAGTAATTTACTTGACAATTCCATGTTTAAAATTTTTTATTAATTATTATTTTGTTTTTGTAACTCTTTTGCTCTTTGTATTCTTTCTCGGGTGTGAGATTCTTTCTTAACTTCTTGGTTTTTTTCATATCCTAAAAAGGTTTGAGACGTTTCTGTGTCTATATGAACTTTTCCGTTATCGAAAGTACAATCTTCGAATACAACCCCGTCACGTCCAAAACGTGATTTTAAAACAGCTATTGTAGCTCTTCCTGATTCTTTTTGTGGTAAGGTTCTCGCTATTGACATAATAAAATGTCCTATTTGAGCTTTCTTAATGGAACCTCCCATTTGGTCTCCTGTTACAACATCAGCACTAATTGAACTTCTATTACCTTGAACGGCTGTCCATCCAACCAAACTAAATTCACTTAACATTGATTCAAATCCTCTCATTACATTACCTTCACCAGACCATTCATCACTATATTGTTTTGTGGATTCAACACAATCAATATAATCTAAAACAATCATGTCGGGTTTAAAACCTGTAGAAATTTCATGTCTAACGAAAGATTTAATTGTTTGCATAGTTACACCCTCTGAAGAAAACTTTCTGATTCTTAAATCATTTGTTCTGTTTGAAGTTACTTCTTTGTGTTTTGACAAAACGTCTTCTTTTCTTTCTGTTAAATCATTTAAATCAATACCCGACCAACATGCTAAGTGTTTTCTTTTAATCACATCAGGCATGTCCTCGAAAACAATTTGTAAAACATTGTATCCTTGATTGTAGGCTGAATTAGCGATTTTGGTTAAAATAGTTGTTTTACCAACACCATAAGGTGCTAATATTACACCAAGTTCACCTCTTGATAAACCCCCATCGGTTAAATTGTCTATACCATTTATTCCCGTAGGAATTGGGTGTCTAAAGTTTTTCTCTAAAACAGCTTCAATGTTTTCTGTAATGGAAGTACCATCGTCTTTTTCAGCTCCAACAGATAGGGCTTCTCTCAAAATTTCAGCACAAGTTTCATAATTGTCGAACTCACCATTATCAACAATTTTGTTGATTTTTTCATTGGCTTTTTTAAGTTCTTGTTGTCTACAAAAATTTAATGCCTTACTTTGAACAAACTCCCAGTCTTCAACAGCCAAGTCACGGATTTCTTTTAACATTTCAAAAACATAATCCTGTGTTACTTTATCTTTGATTTCCATTTTTAGTATGGTCTCTAAAGTATCCATTGCAGGAATTTTTTCATACTTTTCATAGTAGTCTTTAATTTGAGCTACTATAAGACGAAAATATTCGTTGTCAAAGTACTTTGCGTGTACTATGTCTATTATTCTGTCTGAGAATTTTTTATTAGCTGGGTGTAAGATTTGGTTTATTAGCTCTGATTGAAATTTATAACCTAAATAACCTAATGTAACATTTTTACCCATTTTTTTACTTTGTATATTCATAAATAGCTGTTACAATTTTGTTGTTTAATATTCCACATGTATTTTTTCTTGACCCAAAGTATCTTGAATTTGGGAGATAATTCTAGGTATTAATTCACGAATATCAACAGTATAACGAACTCTTTGTGGATAAACATTTCCAGTAAATCTTCTAGTTCCTATAACTCTTTCATCAATTCTAATTTCAAAATCAAAGATATCTTCTTTGTCATAAATTGGAGTTCTGTTGATTTGTTCTTCAGTTTGTTTTTCATACGCGTTGTATTGGCTCCATAAATGTTCCAAAGATTTTTTCTTTAACTGACCTTGAATCATTTCAACACAATCGTTGACACAATAAATAAGGTCTAAAGAATTAACAGATTTTGTATTAAAGTTTTTAACAGCAAAATATCTTTGACAAATGATATTACCGTTGATTCGTAGTATAAACTCAAATTTTTTCATATTTTATTATTTAGTTAATTGTTTAAAATTATTTTTTTCTTTTTTTGATAATTTGATAAATGGGTCTAAAAAACTTACATAACCATTTTCACCCCCAGGGATTGCATACATAATCCCATCATCAAACATCATTTTTAAAACGTTTTTATAATCACGTCCTTCAGGGTTTAAAGGTAAATTTATAAGATTTAAAACTTCTTCTCTAGCCTCATCGGTTAGAAGTGGTTGACGTAAATCGATTATAATTTTATTTATCTCATAAACATTACCTTTATGAGTCCCTTTGGTTTTTCCTTCGATTATGGAATCGAATACTTTTAATTGTCTTTCCTCTTTTAAAACTTTAGATTTTTCAATAATCTCTTCCAAAGAAATTTTTCTTTCTTTTATTTCAGGAAAATGTGTGATAAGAGTGTTTTCAGTTACACCATCAATACCTTTTATATTATCTGTGGAACAACCTTCAATAATCTTAACTAAACCAGCATTTTCATAGTAATGTTGGAAGTACCATGAATAGTTACCAATACCAACTAAAACTTTTTTATCAGCTAGGTATAAAGTAACATCTTCAGAAATAAGTTGGCATAAATCCCTATCGTTAGTGTATATAATAACTTCTTCACTCTTCTTTTTATTTAAAGCATAGAATGAAAGTAAATCATCCGATTCACAATCAGGGTGTTCGTATTGTCTTAGGGATAAGTCTTCAGCGTAAGCTTTAACTTTTAATTTTTGAATTTCGTAGTTTTGATCGAAGAACTTTGGTCTATTGCCTTTATAGTCAGGATAATAATCAAGTCTTAAATAACCACCTCTTTCACCATCCCACATAATAATAACTTTATCAACTGATAATTCAACGATAAGTTTTCTTAATGTAGTGTAAAATTGGAAGATTCCTCCGATATGAACTTCTTTGTAGAAAACGTTCTTAGCTCCGTTGTAAGAGCGTTTCATAAGAACGTTTCCATCAATAAGAAGTGTTTTTGTTTTTTCTTTTTTTCTAGTTACCTTCAGGCCCGTCATTACCCATAAAATTAAAGGGTTTAACAATCTTTTTTTCTTCTTGATTTTCAGGTTCTAGTACACCTACTTGGGTTAAAAAATTAATATACTCATTAGCTATGGTTTCACCACCTAAGTATCTTTCAAGACCTTGCTGTATGAGGTAAAAACAACTCATTTGCCCGCTATCAGTGGTTAGAGCCTCTTTATTTAATTCTACTAACCTTTCGTAATTTACTTTCATATTATTCTAAACCGTCTAAATCTACGTCTGTTGATGAACCTTCTAATTCAAAATCTTCTCCTTCTTTTATATCCAATCCGTTTTTAATAAACATTTCAGACCAAAAATCAGAATATTCTTTTTTATATTGTTCTTCAGCTTCTTTTGTATCGTCAATAAAACTATGTGGTGTTACAATAACTTTACCATCTTCATAACCAATACCATTTACGTGGTTTTTAAGTATAGAAATTTTGGTGCGAGTAGCAAATTTAATTTTTCTACCGTTTTTAGTTGCCATAATTTTATTAGTACCGGCTCCCTTTTGATTACCAAATAAGAAAATTAAAGTACTGTTAAGGTATATAGCCTCACCACCTTTCATTTTAATTTTTGGTTGTCCCATAGGTGAATCTGGTAGTTCCACCCAAGGTTGGTTAACGAAAACAATAGTATTTGTATACTTGTTTGGTTTACCGTCTGCGGTTGTTTCTTTTCTTGATGAGGTAATTCTACCATTTAAACCCATTCCGATTTTGTCAGATAATACTGATGCGTTATGCATTTTACCACCTTTACCATCATAAGTCATTTTACAAGGTATAGAACCAACAGAGTCCCAAAAAAAACAAATATCATAAGGAATTTCACCTTTTGATTGTGATTCTAAAACTTCATTCATATAGTCAGTTATTTGTTCTATATAATCAAAGTCATCACGGAAAAGAAAAAATCCGTCCCAATTACCGTTTAATTCGGTAACTTCTAAACCCATTAATTGGGCGTGACTGAAACTCCATTTCTTTTCTGTAATAATAAAAATTGGTAATATACCGTTTTGTTGACACCAAATAGCTGACTTTAATAAAGCTGTTGTTTTACCTGTGTCAGAATGCCCTAAGAAAACGTTTAAATGTCCAAGAGCAGGTCCTGGTACACCAGTTGCCTTTTGAAAAGCCGAACCCAAGTCGATAAATCTATCAGCCTTGTATTTGGTTTTTGTACTAAATTTATCTTTTAGAGAATCTAGTGAGAACTCTTTTTTACCTATTGATTTCTTTACTGTAGACATAGTTTTTTAATTTTAATTTTTTAAAATGGGTATTTTGTTT